CACCGCTATAGTTGCAGCTGCTCACGGTGCTAACGCAGAACCAACTGACGTTAGTCAAATATTTCCAAAAGGATTAACTATCTATGGTAGATGGACAGCTGTTACAGCTGCTGCTGATGGTGATGGTGGAATCATCTGTTATTTCGGAGAGTAATGTTAGGTCTTTCTAGTGCAAGCTACGAAAGTGGCACGGGTAAAGGAAACATTGAGATAGCTAGCGAAAGACAGCCATTGATATGGTATGCTTTTGACGAGATGCTAAGAAATGGTATTTTCCCTGTTAACGATTCCGAGTTTCCTAGCAGCAACGCACCTGCTTTAGCTAGCAAAGGATCAAATGCAATGACTATAAATGGAAACGCTGGTGCTCCTGCTACGGATTTAACTAGCATGCATAGGCAAAGCGTCAAGTTTGATGGTACAGATGATGTTGTACACATGACTGGTGTAGTTGAATCTACAAACAAAGCAGGTACAATGCTTATTGTTTTTAAAAAATCAGACGCGGCCAACGACGTTGTTATATCAGAAAACGATACAGTAGACGACGGAAAGTTCTATATAAAGCTAACAGGTACAGACAACGCTAACGTAGCTATCAATATGGGTGACGAACACACAGCTGTTAAAACTTTTACATTAACAAACAACTTTACCGCAGGTCAAGACGCTATGCTTTTAATAAGAAGAAATACAACTGGTCATACGTTTGTGTACTCTCAAAATGGTGCAGAAGTTCAAAACACTGGTAACTCAGACGTATTAGCAATGCAAAAATTTGCTTTTAGGTTTATTGGAGGAGCAACCAACACCGACTACACTGGAAATGTAGGTGAGTTTGCTTTTTGGGATCAAGAGATTCCTGATGCAGCTTGCTTGAAAATAGTTGATTCTATAAGAGAAAAGTGGAATTTATCAGACTTGTAGTAACTGTTATTACTAGCGAGTAATACTATATAATAACTAATTTAATTAAATCAAATAAAATGGCAAAAAGAAAAACTCCAAAAGGAGACAAAATTGTTGACCTTAAACCTAAGGCAGAAAAAATTACAGCAGAGCAACTTTCAACAATGCAAAGTATAGTTCGAGCTATTAACAACTCCCAAAACGAAATAGGTGTTTTTGAAACTAGAAAACATCACTTACTACATCAAGTTTTAGAACTGCAAAGTCATCTAGGTGAACTGCAAAAAACTCTAGAAGAACAATATGGTAAATGCGATATTAGCATCGTAGACGGAACTATAAGCCAAAAAGAAAATGAGCAAGCTAATTCGTAAAATAACTATAGGTAAAGACTACAAGATAGACGCAATGCACTACTCTGTTGGGCAAGAAGTTTATGGAGGCCACACTATTTGTAATATAATAGAAGAAGAAAAAAAGTTCTCTATATACATTAAGAAAAACAAAGATGTTTTACCTTGGAAAGACTTCAATAAGAACATGGCTGTATCTGTAGAGTATAACCTAGAGTATTAATGCAAAGCGTTTACGGTTTTGTAATTAAGCCTAAAAATGGCAGGTACAACAACTCTAAGAATATTGATGGTAAAAGTCTTATTTTAAACACAGAAGTTTTTAATCATCAGTTTGTAAATAGAGAAGCAGAAGTAGTGTCATGCCCTAAAGCAGGTTTTGATCTAGGTATTAAACCTGGTGACACGGTAATAGTTCACCATAACGTGTTTAGAAGATGGCACGATGTTAAAGGTAGAGAAAAAAACAGCAAATCATACTTTAGTGAAGACACTTACATTGTTTATCAAGATCAAATATTCTTGTACAAAAACAATGGTAATTGGAAAGCTCCAGCTGGGTACTGTTTTGTAAAGCCTATAAAATCTAACGATCAATTCGATACCGAGGTTGAAAAGCCCTTGGTTGGAATAGTTAAGTATTCTGATGGTATTGTAGATGTTGGAGATTTAGTAGGGTTTAGACCTGGAAACAACTACGAATTTATTGTTGAAGGACAAAGACTGTATAGAGTGTTATCAAAATTTATTACAATTAAATATGAATATCAAGGAGACGAAGAAGAGTATAATCCAAGCTGGGCATAAGGCTGTTGAAGAACTTATTAAAGTTGCAAAAGAAGCTATTGTAGACTCTGCAGACGACCTAACAGCTGATAAGTTAAAAAACGCTGCTGCTACTAAAAAGCTAGCTATATTTGACGCTTTTGAAATACTTAACAGAATACAAGAAGAGCAAGCGTTGCTAGATGGAAAACCAATTGAAGATAATAAAGACAAAGTTTTTAAAGGCTTTGCTGAAGGTAGATCTAAGTAATGTACGAACAGAGTTTATATAAGTCAATAGATCCTATTAGATCAAACACTATTAAAAGACTAAACAAGTCTAAGAAGTGGAATTACGGCTACGACAAAGAGCACGACGTAATTGTTATATCTAAGACTGGTCAAATTGGAGAAGTCATAGATATTCAAGGATTAAAGATAGCTCTTCCTAAGATGCCTGGTAATGTGTATAGCAACGATGAAGCTAAGTGGAAAAAATTTGATCAGCCAAAAGAATTGTCTAAACTTAAAAGTATATTTGATTGGAGAAACTATCCTGAAGACTTAAAAAATCAATGGCATGATTACATAGACGAAGAGTTTGCTCGTAGAGAAGAAGGCTTTTGGTTCAACAATAGTGGTACGCCAACTTACATAACTGGAACGCATTATATGTATTTACAGTGGAGTAAGATTGATGTTGGTGCTCCTGACTTTAGAGATTCAAATAGAATATTCTATATATTTTGGGAAGCTTGCAAGGCCGACAAAAGGTGCTATGGCATGTGTTATCTAAAGAACAGGCGTTCTGGTTTTTCTTTTATGAGCTCAGCAGAAACAGTAAACCAAGCTACAATATCAAGTGACGCTAGGTTTGGTATATTATCTAAATCTGGTGCTGATGCAAAGAAGATGTTCACGGACAAGGTTGTACCTATATCTACTAACTATCCTTTTTTCTTCAAACCTATTCAAGATGGTATGGATAGACCAAAAACAGAGCTAGCATATAGAGTTCCGGCATCAAAGCTTACTAGGCGTAAGATAGACAGTAAAGAGAGACTAGAAGAGCTTGAAGGACTTGATACAACTATTGACTGGAAAAACACTGGTGATAACAGCTACGATGGTGAAAAGCTAGCCTTATTAGTTCACGATGAAAGTGGTAAGTGGGAAAGACCAGACAACATACTTAATAACTGGCGAGTTACAAAAACTTGCCTTAGACTAGGTAGTAGAATAATAGGTAAGTGCATGATGGGTTCAACATCAAATGCTTTAGACAAGGGTGGTTCTAATTTTAAGAAATTATATAACGACAGCAATGTCAACAAAAGAAATAGAAATGGTCAAACAAAATCTGGTTTATATGCTTTGTTTATCCCAATGGAATGGAACTTTGAAGGATTTATTGACAAACATGGAAGACCTGTCTTCACTACTCCAGAATCCGATGTTCATGGACCAGACGGAGAATTAATTGACATAGGCGTTGTGGATCATTGGGAAAATGAAGTTGAAGGATTAAAAGACGATCAAGACGCTTTAAATGAGTTTTATCGTCAGTTTCCAAGAACAACAGAGCACGCTTTTAGAGACGAGACTAAAAACAGTTTGTTTAACTTAGCTAAAATATACGAGCAAATAGATTACAACGAAGATCTTAAAAGTTCGTCAGCTGTTACAACAGGATCTTTTCAGTGGGCTAATGGTTTAAAAGATTCTAAAGTGGTTTTTATGCCAGATCCCAACGGAAGGTTTAAAGTTAGTTGGGTTCCGCCTAGAAATTTACAAAACCGAGTAATAGTTAAAAATGGAATAAAATATCCAGGTAATGAGCATGTTGGTGCATTTGGATGTGATAGTTATGATATTAGCGGAACTGTTGATGGCAAAGGATCTAAAGGTGCTCTGCACGGTTTAACTAAGTTTTCTATGGAAGATGCTCCTGCAAGTTCATTTTTTTTAGAATACATTGCTAGACCACAGACTGCTGAGA